ATCCTTTTCGCTCCCACAGATCATAAGGCACATGATCTCGTCTAACCCTTAGGTCTAGCGTATCTTCTGGCACCCAGAAATACGGCAGAATGATGTATTTATCTTCTTCATCAAGCGGCGGAAACACCAAAACAAATGCCGTAATATCTGTTGTAGATGAAAGGTCCAAACCTCCGTAGCAGATGCGTCCTTCCAGTTCATCTTCATCAACCTTATAGTTACAGGCATCCCACTTATCCATTGGCATCCATCGTACCGATTGTTTGACCCATTGATTCAGTCTCAACTGTCTGAAGGAGTTTTCTTCTCCCGGATTCTGCTTTGCGGAGTCACAGGCAGCTTTTACTTTTTCCATAGCAACCGTAATACCAAGGGATGGATTTGCCTTCTGCCACACTTTAGGATCTGTCCAATCTTCCGATTCATCTGCACCATAGATAACGGAGTAAAATGTCGGGTCTACCTTTCTTCCTGCCTGAATATCCAGTGCCTTCTGATGTATCTCATAGCAGATCGAGTTGGTATCATTTCCGGCTGTGGTGATCAGAAAATACAGTGGCTGCATTCTTGCATCACCACTTCCTTGTGTCATTACGTCATAGAGTTTTCGGTTCGGCTGAGTATGAAGTTCATCGAAAATTACTCCGTGCGTATTAAAGCCATGCTTATTAGCAACATCCGCTGATAGAACTTGATAAAAGCTGTTGGTTGGCTTATATATCAGCTTCTTTTGCGACTCCAAAATTTTGACTCTTTTCAGTAGTGCCGGAGAAAACTTCACCATATCCACGGCCACATCAAATACGATCTTGGCCTGGTTTCTGTCTGCTGCACATCCGTACACTTCGGCTCTTTCTTCGCCATCACCACATAAAAGAAGAAGTGCTACGGCAGCTGCAAGTTCTGATTTTCCCTGTTTCTTAGGGATCTCGATATATGCTGTATTGAACTGACGATATCCGTTTGGTTTTAACACACCAAATAAATCTCTTATGATCTGTTCCTGCCAATCGATCAGCTCGAATTTCTTTCCTGCCCATGTTCCTTTGGTATGGCATAGCTCCTCAATAAAGCTGACAGCGAAATCTGCCATCGTTTCATCGTAGTGCGAGGTATCCGCCATGAACTTGGTAGGCTTATAATCTTCTAATTTTCGCAAGCTGCATCACCTCCAAAATTGCATAAAAATAAGCCGCATCACTGCGACTGTCCAATATATATCGTAGAACGAGGAACACACCCTTGCGGGCGGTTCTTCTGAAACTTTCTGTTTTAGTTATGTTCCTTCATCAAAATGGCAAGTGCCATCTCGGTTTCTTGGTCGGCCGGAGGAATATCCAATCCTCTGTCATAGTTATAGGCGATCTCACCGTCTCGCTTTAACATCAGCTTAGAAATCCTGCCGCCGTCCATACCGTAATCTTCGCTCGGCTCTTCGAAGTGTTTGACCCAGTAGTGGAAAATGTTGTTTGAAACCTTGATGCTTCCTTCTGCCCACATGCTTATCTCACCTCCATCTTGATTGCCGGAATTCTGGAATGCTCTCCGGTTTCCCAATCGGTGTATCTTGCGTTGACCGTTGCAAGTCCGTTCATGTAGATGCCGTTCTTTTCAAATTCTGCTAAGGTTTCGATAAGGCTTGAAAATGCAGAGCTGATGGTGAACTCTTTGATTCCTTCTGCTCTCATGCTATCTGCAATCTCTTTGATATCGTAGTCCCAAATAACTTCATTAAAATCAATAAGGTCGTTTTCAGATTCTTCTTTGGAAATTCTGTATGCCCAGTAAAGTGTGCTGTTAACTCCTGCATCTTTCAAGCTAATGTTTCCCTTTGCATTCATAAGTTCCTCAAATCTTCTGATTTCTTTCATTGTCGTTTCCTCCTAAGTGTGTTGTTTTCCCTTTCGGTAGTACTATATATCACTCTAAAGGCACATAATAGCAAGTTATTTTTCGGCATATATGTGACAATTATTTCAGAAGAATACTGTGCATATTACTCCTCGATTTTTCTGCATCGGTCCTCGCCATAGACTACATTTAATCCGGAACCATTATCCCAAGCAACCATAATGCTTGCTGTATCATCCACACCAATGACCGTACCCTTTGTTCCAATTGGTGGTGCCTGCAAATCGTCCATACGGGTAAGCTCCACCCTACATCCGGCAGGATACTGCCTGCGCACTCTTGCTACAATCTCTTTACTTGGAAATCTCATCGCTCAGAACCTCCTTCTTTGCTCCATTCTTAAATGCAGATGACCCTGTCAGATTCTTTAAAAGTATCTTTCGATCAGTTTTGTAGTTATCACCGATAAATCCAAGCCTTAAAAGGAAACATCGGAATGCGTATTTCTCATTGCTGACTTTCTTTTCTGTTGAGTTGATGCGTTTCTGTTCTTTACTCATCTTGCAGAGTGCTGCAATGAAATTCTGGTAAGCTTGGCAAGTTTCTGTATCCGGCACCTCGGAAAACCAAGGGAATGAAACTTTTTCCTCATCCATTTCGATTCGGATATCATCTACTCCCAAAGCTTTCTTAATTAATTCACCTTTTGCTTCAAGCAACTTCGTAAGGTTTCCGGCTGAAACATTCTCAAGCGGAATGGCCACCGTAAGCCCTGCATCTTCGCTCTGTAGCGTTTCTTCCGGCTCTTTGGGTATTTCCTTTTCTTCTGAAGCAAAGCCGCTGTCCGCAAGTTTCTTCAGCAGTTCTTCGATGTCCTTCGGAAAAATGTTCTCGTCAAATTCCAAGGCTCCAGTCTTATCTACTATGAGACCTCCAAAGTCATAAGCCGCCGTTGGCATCCCCCTATACTTTGGCTTTGTACCAAGGATTTCTCCAATTGCTGTAACCAGTGCTTTTCTCTCTGCTCCGGTTCGGTTAAATTCTACTCTCATTTATGAGTACCTCCTTTATTTTTCGGTACTACATATATCACTCTGAATCGCATAAATAGCAAGTCATATCTGTAAATATCCGAGTAAAATATGAACCGATTTATTCATCATAATTTTGTGCGTAATATGCTATTCCACCTCTTTTACAAGGTCGGAGTAAGCAATTTTTTCTCCGTTTCTTATAACAAATACATTTCCTGCATCCTTGGTATCTTCCACATATCTTCGCAAAATAACAGATGCATACTTCTCATCTAGTTCCATCGTATAACAGATACGATTAGTTTTCTCGCAGGTCATCAGTGTGGAGCCACTGCCACCAAAGGTATCGATAACAATTGCATTTTCCTGACTGGAATTTCCGATGGGATATGCAAGAAGGTCAAGCGGTTTTGATGTAGGATGATTCTTGTTCTTCTTTGGCTTGTCGAAGTTCCAAATAGTGGTCTGACTTCTTCCAGCACTCTTGCTCCAGTAATGCTTGCCATTCTGAAGGAAACCATAAAGCACAGGTTCATGCTGCCACTGATAATCCGATCTACCAAGCACCAGAGAATTCTTCACCCAGATGCAGCATCCCGACAAGTGAAAGCCCGCATCCACAAATGCTTTTCTGAAATTAAGACCCTCTGTATCTGCATGAAATACATAAGCCGAGCCACCCTTTTCCAGATGTTCTGCCATATTCTTAAATGCAGAAAGCAAAAATTCATAGAACTTATCATTTGCCATCTTGTCATTTTTAATGGATAATCCATCAGAACTTTCAAATGCCACGTTGTATGGGGGATCCGTAATAATGAGATTGGCTTTCTTCCCATTCATAAGTGCAGCTACATCTTCTGAAGAAGTTGCATCACCACACATCAGTCTGTGTCTGCCAACCGTCCAGATATCTCCACGCTGTACAAAAGCAGCCTTTTCCAGTGCATCAGACAGATCATAGTCATCATCTTCCACTTCTGACTGCTTGTCCTCTCCATAAAGTTCTGCAAGCTCATCTTCTGAAAATCCTGTCAAGCCTACATTAAAATCCATATCCTTTAAGGATTCAATTTCAATACGAAGAAGTTCCTCGTCCCAGCCTGCATCCATTGCCATTCGGTTGTCGGCAAGGATATATGCTTTCTTCTGTGCCTCTGTCAGATAATCCACAAATACGCACGGTACTTCTGTGATGCCTTCTTCCTTTGCTGCAAGGATTCTGCCGTGTCCGGCAATCACGTTATATTCTCTGTCGATAATGACCGGATTGATAAAGCCGAACTCACGAAGAGAAGAACGAAGTTTCATCACCTGCTCTGCTGAATGAGTTCTTGCATTATTCACATAAGGAATTAGTTTTGATACAGCTACAAGCTGCATTTCTGTTGTTGTTTTACTCATAGCCGCCTCCTTAAAATAGTCCCCATTCGGCAAACTTCTCAAAGCCACCGATGGACTGAATATATTCTCTTGCAATCTCTACGATTTCTGCATACGGTCTGTCATCAACTCTGTCGTCTCCAATGGCACAGCAAATTTCTACAGGCTTACCTGTTTTCTGCGCTTTAAGAAATGCATAGATATTAACAGACACATCTGCTTTGGATAAATCTTTTCCATGAAGACCTCCGCCTGTCACAGAATCTGCCATATCACTTCCTAGTTTTCGGTTGGTTGCACCGGAATCTACATCAAGTCCACCAGTCCAATCACCGAGCGGATTGATTTCCGCATTTGGATATGTGTATTTCAAATCTGTAGTTTTTGCATTGCTCTGACAGATGATCAGTCTTGCTTCATCCAGAATGTACTTTCCATCATACGGATAAGATGTGTAGATTTCTCTTGCAATCTTAGAGAGTGCTTTCTGTTCCTCTGTCAACGGCATTCCTTTAAAAATACCGTTATCACCGCATCTCATTCCCTTGGACTGATTTTCCGCCAAATGCACATCCTGTGGCACGATTTGAATAAACACCCGAATGCCTGGAGCAATTCGCTCCACAATATATGCAACATCTTCTCTTTCCATATCCACAGAGGTTTCAATCACCACATGACCATAGCCATGACCGATAAGCACCTCTACTGCAATCTTCGGTTTTTCCTGTTTTTTATATGCCAAATCAACAATAGCACCTGCTATTCTATCTGCCATCTTATCCGGATGGCTCGGATTTACTTTCTCAATCATGCTATCTTCCTTCCCTTGCTCTTAGGAGCCTTTCCATCAAATCATTTTGCGGAGTAGCATCGTCATAATCGGTACTGCAGTTCTCCTTCACAATCTGAAATATCTCATTCCACAGCCTTACAGCCTGGTTCATATAGTTAATGCCAATATTGATAAACGGAGATGGGATAGGTTTCTGTGTAGTGGGATGTTTGGAAAGAAAACCTAGCTTATTGGTCATCTCCTCACACTGAATCCAGCGAGCGGAACACATCGCATATCGCTCTAAAAGCTGCGGGGATACTTTCGATGCACATCCAATTTTCTTTAGCCACTGCCACGTCTCCTCATAAATCTCGGATGCCTGCAGTTCTGATCCGTCTCTTTGTTCTGCGGACAGGAAGTCGTGTGGCTTTGGCATCTCCACACCTTCCACATCCGGAATATCTAGAACCTCTAATTTTCTTCCTCCCGGATTTCCGTTATTTGCTTTTTCTTTGACCGCCGATTTCTTGCGTCCGGCACCTGGCCTTCTGCCTCCACGGCCGCCTATGTTGTTTGATTTCGTAGGCACGTCTCATGTTCCTCCTTTAATTACCCTTTTGATTTCGCATTTTTCACACGCAAGACCCCACGCCGTTCCACGGTGGCCTTGATGTTAGAGATTTTGGCCGCCCCTAGGGCTAGTCATCATATCCGTAAACACGATGTTTTTTGCTTCCGTGATAATCTCCACGCTCTGCATGGATTTTGGCATGACAGCTTTTGCAAAGAGAAATTAAATTGCTTCTGTCATGGATACCGCCTTCCGATAATGGTTTCTTATGATGAACTTCATCTACCGGGACGATAATTTCTTTCTCAAAGCACAGCTCACAGAATGGATGTGTCTTCACGTAGCTGTCACGGATTCGTTTCCAAGCCCGTCCGTACCTGCGGCGTACAGCTTTATCTCTGCCATACTTCTCGTAGGAACGATTGGCTTGCTTCTTATGTTCCTCACAGTACCTACCATCCGTTAGATTTGGACAGCCGGGAAAACTACAAGGGCCCTTTGGTCTTCTTGGCACATCTGCACCTCCTTTAGATATAACAAAAGCCTCTGCGGGATTTTTCCGGCAAAGGCTCTTCCTTCATTTATTCTTTTTCTACAGTTTACATCATACCGCATGCAAGGGGTGTCTTGGGAGTGGCCTGGGGGTGGCCTAGGAGTGGCTTCTTTCAAAACGATCCAAAGCACGTCTGTGAAGACGCTTCGTCCACCGGAGAGAATAATGCATCTGCACAGATATTTCCGGCATGGACTTTAATTCAATATATCGGTACCGAAGTATCATCTGCTCCATCGGATCTTCTACCAAATCAATGGCACTATCCAGCTCACAGCAAAGTTCCTCCAGCTTTTTATAATCCTCTGCAAGCTCTTTTTCCAAAGCATCGATTTTCTCAAGATATCTTTCAAAGGGTGCTTTTATGTTTCGATTGCTTGAATAATGCTCCTCAAATCCAGGAGAAGAAACACTGCATGACAGTTCTCTGTAATATCCAAGTTTGATCTTCTTATCGTTGATTTTGTTATTCAGAATAAATGGTCGGTTTAAAAATTCTCTTGCTGTCATAAGCCTAACCTCCGAAAATATTATTTCCCTCGGATTGTCTCTGATTTACAATTCTGCTTTTACCGCATCGATCAGTGCCGATTGGGTGCTGTCTTTCTCAGCCAGTGCTTTCATGATTTTCTCATCCACCGTACCTTGAGTCAGAATATGGATCACCGTGACCGTTCTGCTGCTTTGACCTTGCCTGTAAAGTCTTGCTACTGTCTGCTGATAAAGTTCCAAACTCCAGGTAATTCCAAACCATACAAGGGTAGATCCTCCAGATTGAAGATTTAATCCATGTCCTGCAGATGCCGGATGGATCAGAGCCACTGGAAGTTCTCCCTTATTCCACATTTTCATACTGGCATCACTATCTAGTTTCTGAAATGGGATCTTCTTTTCTGTAAGACGCTGCTCAATCCGTATAAGGTCATGCTTGAACCAGTATGCAATAAGAAGTGGTTTTCCGTTTGCCGATTCGATAATATCCTCCAGTGCATCCAGCTTTCTGTCATGAATAGGAAGAATACTCTCATTATCCGCATAGACTGCTCCGTTTGCCATCTGTGATAACTTTCCGGAAAGAGATGCGGCATTTGCTGCTGTAATCTCTCCTTCCGGAAGTTCCAGAACAAGCTTTGCTTTCATATCCTCATACTTTTTCTTCTCCTTTTCGGAAAGATGCACCATATACTTCGTGTTTACCAGTTCCGGCATTTTCAAATGATCTGCTGCCTTCATGGAAATGGTAATGTCCGATATTTTTTCGTATATAGCATCTTCTGCTCCAGGAAGTGGCTTATAGCTGTAAACGATAGAACCATTCACCTTATCCGGATTGAAATATGTATTTCTATACTGACCGATGAATCTTCCAAGCCTTACACCCATATCCAGGATTTTAAATTCCGCAAACAGATCCATCAGACCGTTGCTTGACGGTGTTCCTGTAAGTCCCACAATTCTTTTGACCTTGGGCCTTACTTTCATCAGTGCTTTGAATCTCTTTGCCTGATGATTCTTAAAGGAACTCAGCTCATCGATTACCACCATGTCGTACTCAAAGGGTTGTCCACTCTTTTCAATAAGCCACTGCAGATTCTCCCGGTTGATCATTGTGATGTCTGCTTGTTTTCTAAGTGCTTCCAGTCTTTCTTTTTCTGAACCAACTGCAATGGCAAAAGTAAGGTTATGGAGATGATCCCACTTTTCAATTTCATCGGACCAGGTATTCCTTGCTACTCGAAGCGGTGCGATTACTAAAATGCGGTGGACATCAAAATAATCAAACAAGAGGTTATTAAGTGCTGTCAGCGTGATGCTTGTTTTCCCTAAACCCATATCAAGAAAGACAGCAGCTTCTGGATGGGATTCAATATATTCTGTTGCATACTTCTGGTAATCATGTGGTTTGTATTTCATGAATCACACCTCCAATCTGTTCTGTTCCATCAATGACATATACTCGGAATCCAAGCCCCATCAAAATTTTGTGCCTTGCGACCTGCAAAGGCCTCGGTTTCTGCCCTGGGGCTTTCAGTTCTGCAAAAGCAATCTTGCCTTTCGGAAGAAGAATAATTCTGTCCGGCATTCCTGAATATCCAGGAGATATAAACTTCGGACAAATTCCTCCATTCTTTTTGACTTCTGCCACAAGTCTTTTTTCTATTTCTTTCTCTCTCATAAATACCTCCCAAAATCAATCAAGGTGCAGGTCTGTGCATATCATTTCTAAAACTTTATATATAGTGATTTTTTCAAAAAAATCTGCCCTAAAGGGGTTTTATATAGAGACCTTCTACGACCTGCACCTTTTTGTTATCAGCTATCCAAAAAGTCCGATTTTAAGCGAATTCCACGCACAATGATGCCCGCCTTGGTTTTCTTTCTTTCAAAACCTGCATTTTCAAGAGCCGCATAAAAATCAGTGGTACTCCTGGTGTATTCTCCCGTCCTTGCACAGTAAGAACGATATTCTTGATAGAATTCACCGGACTTCTGCGTGTATGTGATGTCTACTTCACAGCATTCTTCAGCAAAAGCAGAAAGCCAGTCATTATTCTCACGATACTTATTGATGGCGGCTTCCACTACTTTCGGAGTTTTCAGCTTGTACTTATTTTTGATGGCTTTTTCTGCTCCATCAATGATCCATGAAAGCACAGCACCTCCTGCTTTCTCGTAAAGGTAGTCCGCATAGTTTTTCCTGTCGCTGCTTCCTGTAATTTTGGCATTAAAGGGTATCACAATAAGCCTTCGCCAGATACCATCATCATTGGCTCCCACCTTTGGAAGATGATTGGTATATAAGACGAGGGTGTGTGTCGGCACGTATTTGAACGGATCCTTATATTTCTTTTCAGCCGTTACTTCATCGGTGGAACAAAGCTGTTTTACAATGGAGGTGTTCAGCCTCATGCCTTCTTCCAGTTCAGCAGCAATAACCAGTCTCTTACCTTTTAGCTCTGCCATCTCCGGCTTTACATTACGCTTACAGCCTACGGTCAGCGCATCTGCTGAAATCGTTCCGCTGTATGTTCCAAGCACCCTGGCAATGGTATTCCAAAAGGTACTTTTACCATTACTTCCTTCTCCGTATGCAATGACCAGCGCCTCAACATACACTTTTCCAATTGCTGAAAGGCCTACGATCTGCTGCACATATTCAATCAGCTCCTTATTACTGCAGAAAAAGCTGTCCAGTGCATCAAGCCATAGATCCATGCCATCAGTACCTGGAGAAACTGCGGTTATCTTTGTGATCAGATCTTCTGCCGCATGTTCCTTACTGCTTCCGTCCCGCAAATCATATGTAGCACTCGGAGTATTTAGCAGAAATTCCTGACTGTCAAAATCAGTGATTTTCTTAAGGAGCATTGGTTTTGCCGCCTGCAGTGCAGAAGTCACGAACTTCATATCTCTTCGCTTCATCACAAAAGCATAGTATTTCGATGCCATCATAAATTCCTTGAACGCTTTTTCGCTGCTTTCGTCAATCACTTTTTCCAGAGCTTTACCACCTGCCATTACTGCTTCTTTATCAACACCTGCATCCAGGAGCATTTTCTTTGCTTTCTCTACAGCTACTGTTGCTTCTTTTAACTGTTCATCCAAAAATTCCTCGCAGGCTCCCACCGCCAGCTGCTTGGACTCTACCCAGTGCGTACCGTCATATCGCATATAATCTGTGG